GTGGCACTACGGGCGCTACGCGGCGTGTAACCCATTTCCTTTGCACGGGACACCTTGTTGGCCCGCTTGATCGCGGTATCGAGGAATGTTTCGTTGAACGTGCCATTCGCAAGGAACGCGGTGTAATGCGTGTTGAGCGAGAGGATGTTCAACAGTTGTGTCAGACCCGAACCTTCGAAGTCGTAATCCGTGAACTGCGTTTGACCTTGCAGATAGGCACGCAGCGAGGCTTTGATGTCATCAAAGTCCAGATCGGTAATCAGTGGTGTTGTTGCCATTAGCGTGTCCTGTAAAGCAAGGTATTTACCGTCACCGACTGGTCAGAACCCTTGATGATGAATTCGACCGTGATTAGGTATGCGTTCTTGTCGCTTTGATCTGTAACGGTTACGTCGAAAGTGTCCAACCGTGGTTCGAACTTGGTGAGGACTTGAATAATCGATGTCCTAATCAGTTCTGCCGTTACTGGCGTCGATAGTTCGAACAGAAGGTTGTAGACCTGACTTGAGATTTCGGGATGGAAAGGCGACTCGTATGGTCGCATTTGGATCAGATTCTTCACTGATTGCTTCACCGCGTTGTCATCGTATTTCATCGAGACATCGCCAGTGATGGGGTTTGCAGCGAAGAGCAAATCCAAATCACGAAAAACGCGGTTGGTAGTGGATACAGTGATTGTCATGATCCAATATTTAGTTTTAGTGGGATCACCAACAATGCACAAGCGCAGACGGGCGAAGCAAGGTAAAATTTTCTTGCTTCGCCATTTTTCGTATGATACGCTTCGGGTGCTGTCGTTGGACCTGGAAAGTACGTCAATATTTATTGGAGGACTTTACATGACCCTTATCAGCGCCCTAGAATCGCGTGCTCGCGACCACCAGAGAAACGCGAAGGTTTTCAGGGAATTCGCCTCACTCGCCGAGGAAGATGGGAAGATATTTATGGCGAGACTGTACCGGCGCGCAGCGGCGTGCCACGATGAAGCAGCGGACAGGTTGGAAGGTCATATAAAAGAACTGCGCAGCGGTTCCCCTGTACCGACTGCGCAGCAGGCCATCAATCTTCTTCGAAGTGCAACGTAGTATGATCTGACCTTACTCGGCAAAGGCTTCCAACAAAATCCGGGTATATCCTAGTTGTGCATCCTCTTGACAGACCACCGGCGCTGTGGTATAGCGCCGGGTTCCTTTCCCCGCGTCTGTTCCTTCCCGAACACAATCGACAAAGTTGTTGCATTCCCATGCGTGTTGGTGTACTATGCGTACTCGTAACTTAACCCAAGTGTGGTCATGTAAAACGAGTAGAGAAACTAGAGGAAGTAGAAATCATGATGCAACAAGAGACGACATCCCAGACCTGTTCCACAGAAGGCTTGGTGAAACGGGCCAAAGTCAACGAACTGGCACGCGACTACTCGCGCTTTGCCGGATTGCTGTCGAAGATTCTGGATATGCGCTACAACAAACATGCACGGGTATTCATCTCGAAACACTTTCCCGAGAGGTTGGTTGATCGCAACTTCAGCAAACGTGAAGATCGACTCTTCATGTTCAAGCTTCTCAGCTACGTCTTCGAGAAGCGCGGGGACGCACTGTTCAGCGACATCGACGTGTTCGTAAAGTTCAACGACATGGCTGTGATGATCTACAGCGAGTTCCGTGACGGCGTACAGCAGATTCGACTGAACACGTTCTTGCCCTTCGGTGAAAGCAACTGGTGCAAGTCGAAGAACAACCGCCCTATCCGTACCATCGAGGTCAAGACGAGCGACTTGATGGATTACGTGCCATGCACGATCAAGAAACAACCGGAAATGGTGCAATTTGGTTAAAGTCATCAGCACGACGCCTCACCCAAGTGTGGTCAAAGAAATCATTTGCCCCAAATGTGGTTCTACGCTACAATACGTACCGAACGACATTCAGGAACGAAAACACTACGACTACACAGGAGACTATGACTTGGTGCATGTCATCGAGTGTCCACCGTGCGGTCATGAGATACAGGTGAAGCGATGGTAGAAAAGAAGAAACGCAAGTTTGACCACTTGTTGGTCGGCGATCAGGTATGGGTCACGCGTACGTCGTATCGACGTGGCAACCAGACAGAAGTATCGCTGGAACCTCGCATCGTCAAGAAAGTGGGTCGTCTGTACTTGACCATCGGTCAACCGGATCGCGTATGGGATGACGCGCAGTTCAGCATCGAAGACGGGTACGAGAAGGGCGAAGCAAACTATCGTCGGCGAATGTATCTGGACGATGCACAGTATTACGCAGAGCGGCGGTTGGAACGTGTGTGGTGGTCATTTCGTGACCAAGTACAGAAGACTTGGGCAGCGCCAAAAGACGTTACTACCGAACAGGTATTGGAAGCAGCACGCATCTTGGGATTACAGATAGATGACCCTTCACCAAATTGATTATACCGGTCGCACGAACTACAGACAAAATTGGCTTGGTAAGCTGATTCTTCAAGTCGAGGTCCGTGTACCGTCTCATGGTCCTGGTGATTTTAGTGCGATCTGGATAGATGCTAAGGTCCGTGATTTGATCGAAGTACAACGACTACAGGAAAAGAAATGAATGAAGTCATTTCCCTAGACGGGAATGTTGCTACGGTGCGACTGAATTGGTATTGCTTTTCGCAGAATAACAGCGGCGGATATTTCGTCGAAGACGATAACCAAGGTCCGTTCGTCTTCATTCAAGCAGCAAGTGCGGATGAAGCGAATCGGATCGGGTTCGATTTCTTCGATACCAGCTATTGCCCGTGTTGCGGCGAGCGTTGGTATGAAGTGAGCGAATACGACGGCAAGGATCAGCCAATGATCTATGGGTCGCATATCTACGACCATGACGCGTTGAGCGGGTTCTCGATGCGCACGTACTGCAAGCTGCATTTCTATGACGGCCACGTGGAAACGTACGAGTTCGGCACGAAGCCCATCGAACGTCTTCCCGCAACCAATTGAGGCAATTCATGAACACGGTATTCAACGAAGAGAACTTTCCTGTCGCAACGAACCATCTCGGATGGAATGTCGAACGTTTGACCGGGGACGGATGGAAACCGATCTTCGATGATCCGTGCGAATCGATCAAGGACGCAAAGTCTCTGAAGGACTACGCCGAAGCGTTGAACCCTAAAGAAGAATTCCGTGTATATGAAGCGCTCGAATATCCGCCAAAACGGTAGATACACAAAACCGAAACCAAAGGCAAAGATGTACGAAAAGATTATCAGTATCGAAGAATGTTCGTTTTCGAGGAATTGTCCTGGCTGGCGTGGCGAAGAGTGGTTCGAAGGCTATATCGTCACGACTGAGAACCAAACGTTCAAGGTTGGTATCAGCAGCGGCCAATCATGCTGCGAGAACTATGGCTATTTGACGACCAATGATGACCTGTCCGAGTACATCGGCGCGCATCTGGTTCAGGTAGCAACGGTGGATACAGCATTGGACGTTCAGTCCATCGAAGAACAAGGCTTGACCAGTGTGGACGCATGTATGTTTGTGAACTTCAGCACATCGAAGGGAACGATGCAACTCGTCGCCTATAACGAACACAACGGGTACTACGGCCACACAGCCGTAGTCATCTCGGAATCGTTCAATTACGAACTGAACCTATGAAACCGAAGTTCAAAATAGGTGACATCTGCATCGCCTACAACGACCCGACGTTCACCATAGATGACAACACCTTTAGATACAACGGCGAAGAATGCACCGTGATAGGTATTCCGGTGAATCAGACACTAAACACCGCCAATGGCAGTTGGGCGATTCTACCTTTCGCATACCGCGTGAAGTTCCGTGATGGGTTCACGCCAGTCGCAAAAGAGAACGAACTGCGCCGAAAGGAAGATGACGATTGGGTCAAGAAGAAGGTCGAAGACTTGTTGTTTCCGATGCCGGTCGAGTTCGTAGAGACGACAGAAGCATGAACGCACTCTTCGACACATGTATCCTGCCGCCAGACCCCCGCGACCCGATTCCTGTAATCGTCCTGGTTGCCGCTGTCGCCGCGATGGCGATGATTCACTACTTTTTCCTATGATCGCACGCAACGAAATCACTGGCGACCAGATCGCAACGAAGTCCACGTCAGACGCATACCGAGACAACTATGACCGTATCTTCGGTAAGAAGAGGCCACAGTTGTTGGAAGACATCGGCCCCGATAAGACGCCCGAGCAATTGCTTTACGAAGAAGATGTCGCACTCGAAGAGTTGCGGTCGGGTATGTGGTTTGAGGACGCGGAACGATGAGTCATCCAGGCATGACCGCATTGGAAGCGATTGAGTACCGTGTTCTCGATAAGACCGAGGTCGAACGACAAGAGAACGAACGAAAGATCGAAGAGTTGCGGCGTAAACGTCGCTTCACACAACTTCGCGAAGAATACCGATGGCTGAAAGACTTCAAGGTCGTTCTTGAATCACCGGACGGTCGAAAGAACGCTTCATTCAGACTCGAAGAACTATTCGAGATGTTCACCCTCACCCAAGACTGGCGAGACGCAGTGCTATGAATATCAGCTTCGACTACGACGAAACGTACACCCGTGACCCGGCCTTCTGGGACACGTTTCTGAACGCTGCACGGGTCCGTGGACATAAGGTGTACCTTGTGACCATGCGCAGCACCACAGAGGCCGCACAGGTCTTCCACGACCTTACCGGTAAGGTTGACGGCTTCTACTTCACGAACCGCCAAGCCAAGAAGGATTTCATGTGGCGGCAAGGAATCAGCATCGACGTGTGGATTGACGACATGCCGTACTTTGTGGTATGCGACGCAGCAGATCGTCAAATAGAGAAGTCGCTGTTCTGACAAGGTTGGGAACACTTGACAGTACGTCCCAAAGTCGGATATAATAGCCGTACTGTCAACTAGGAGATTTGAATATGTTCAAAATTCACAGCAACGCATGGATGGAAGGCTATAACGCCGTCATCGAGCACTTCAACCAGGGCACGCCAGCAGATACGCCTTCGAACTACACCGGCCAGGATTTGGCCGATTGGGTCGATGGTGCGAACGCTGCCCGGCATCTCTACAACATCGCATGAAGAAGACCCACTACATTCTGTATCGTCGGCAGTTCGGCGACTTCGACATCGCTATAGATATTCCTATTGCGGCATCCGCGACGAAGGAACATCTGAAGATCGAGTGCGCCTACAAGAACGACAATCGCACGCCGAAGGAACTTGCCGATGAAGTCGGGTTCTGGGTCAGCGACAAGCCGGAAATCGCCATCGTATGATCCAGAACGAAGACATCGAACAGGTCCGCGACATCCTCACGGACACATCCATCACACATATCGCCGTGCGTGCTGACCGTGCGCTGAAGAAGCTCGATGAACTGCTTCAACAGCAATCACCGGTCATCGCCACGGCTGATTGTCCACATGACGTTGCGGAACTGTTCCTCAATCGATTCAACGAAGTACGCAAAGCCGTCAACACTCGCGACATGTCATATGCGCAGTTTCCGCGCATCGGCACAGAAGCGATGATCGAACTCGTTACCCGTCGCGAAGTGCTGCAATGGGTACTAGAAATGCTCAACATCACCGAAAAATGAACGCAGAAGAATACATCGACTACCTGATCGATACCGCCAAACGGTTCGAAGCAGGCGAGTGTGGGATTGGTGTTCAGCCATGCGAACTGGCTACGCTGAAGGCCATCATGAAGTCCGAAACGATGCTCGCGCAAACGAAAGCCGAACGTCGAGTTTTCTACGTTGACGTAGGAAGCGGAAAGACGTGAATTCGGATCGAGAATTGGCTAAGGCTGCGTGTTCATATTGCGGTAAGCCCGTCTATTGCGATGAAGGCATCCACGGAATCAGTCTGGACCATTACGACTGCTATGCCGGTGTGATCGGCAAGATGGATAGCATTATGGACGGCATCACCGGCACACGGCGCAAGCGCCACAAGGCCGAAGGCGAAGGTGTCATTGCGAAGAAGGTCATCGCAATGGCGACCGCCGCAATCGAAGAAGAACTCGGAGCGAAGATTTACAACATCCGATTCTGGAACCAGAAAGGCGGCTATCGCGGTCAATCTTGGGACTTGGCGCGTTGGGGTTTCTACTTCGATATCGAAGGTACGACGCTGAAGGGCAACTGCCATTCGTGGTCACGTATGACCGATTGCGTTAAGGCAAAGAAGCTGACCGCGCACCCGGAAGACATCACCTACACATTCAATGTGGAACCCTAATTGACAACCGAATTCAAGCAACTGACACCGCACGACCTGATCGTGATGATGGGTGAACGTCTCAACAATCGAGATGCGACAGGTCGGTATCCCGATCTTGAACAGGACGCGATTCGTTATTGGGTAGCACGTGATCTTCTCGTCAACTTCGTCCAAGGTGACTATGAGAGGCTTGACAAACTCTTAGACGACAAAATCAAACGCATATTCGGAAAATGAATTCCACACAATACGAGTACCGGTAATGGAAATCCTGCATCGCGGAATCCCGCCATCAGAACGCACGCACGAAGCAACGTGCATCACATGCCAGACCAAGATTCGATTCAAGCAAGGTGAAGCGAAATACCAGAGTGACCAACGTGACGGCGACTACCTGTCCATTGAATGTCCAGTGTGCAATCGCACGATCACGAAACAAATTAACTCGCGCACTGGCAACTACTGGAATGATCGTTGAATCGCGTTTCAAAGTCGGCGACGAAGTTGCGTTTGCACATCGAACGCAACCGGGTATGCCGCCGTTTCGCATTGGGAAGGTGGATGCGAACATGTTTGACGTTCGCTACCAGCTTGAATACGACTACAAGTGGTGGACGGAAGGGTGTTTCATGTCCTTCGAAGAATGGAAGAAGAAGTGAAAGATTTACGGATCGAAATCGCCAATCTCGCGAAGATCATCGCAGATAAGACCGACGAGTACGGCAAGATGTATCGAGATTCGCGCAAGCGATTTCTCACCAGTGGCAACGTGTTCAATATCGTAGCTACGGACGTGTCCGATCACGATGGCATGGAAGTAACGGTGTGTATCGGCGTCGCAAAGACATGGGCTGGTGCAGAGAAGGCACTGAAGGCCAAGGCACAAGAACTGACGTTCGATGAGCGTGCCAAAGCATTCGACCAGATGAAGAATCTACGTGAAGAAGGTCAACGCGTCTATACAGCGCTGAAGGTCGATCTTGAGGTCATACGGCGTCAGGAAGAAGCCGAGAAGGCCGACATTATTCGAGAACAGGAACAGAAAGAACGTGGCACTCGTCGCACCAGCAAGAAGCAGAAAGGCAAAAATCAAACTCGCCAAACGCGGTGAACGTAAGCGCTTGAAGGGATGTAGTCCGTGTATCGTGACAAAATACGATGCAGACGGGAATGTAATCTCCGTCTCGAAAGAGAAGGTGAAGATTCCACCAACCCTTTATAGGGACAAAATTCGTTGAATAAGTAATGAGAACGGAACCGGTAGACAGCCGGTTCTATGACCGGGAACAGACACCCGTACAAACAGAAACGAGACGACAAACCTTCCTGTCGTTGGCATTCGAATACCACGTAACGTGCAGTCGAATAAAAATAAAAGCCGTAGCAGATGCGGTATGTCTTAGGAGTTCAAGACCACTTCTTCATCTGTAATCATAGGTATATGTCGGGCTGTCCCCATTGTCACGCATTCGCTACCTCTAAAGCGTAAAGAAGGGGAAGACACCATTGGTCTTCATCAGTCACCGGTTCGTCTTCATCAGTCACCGGTTCGAATCGATCTGTCAACATCGATGTTTCGAGCCGCAGGCGAGTGCGGAGCGCGCAGCGCGACGCCAAATAAGTTCAATAATCACCAACTATGAACAATAGCGGCGATTGAAACTCATGTGGCGCTTCGCGCACTCGCCTTCGGCTCGTCACATAGGTGAGGTCAAGCGAGTTGAACAAGACCCGTGTTATGAACCCGGTTGTTGAACATCGTCAGTACTTGACCGCGATTTCCCGCCGAGTTGAACGAGATGTGAATCCACGGATTACCTGAACCAGTGGTCTTGTATTCAAGCAACAACTGGTCATATGCAGGCAACAGCGAACGCAGTTCACCAGCCATCTTGAAGTAGTCCGACTTAGACACACCAGTGAATTGCATGTCTGCCGCAAGTCCAAGACAATGTTGCGACGCCGACTTCGATAGTGTGTTGTGTGCAAAATTGCGGAAGGAACTCGTCACGAACATGTTAGGGTACTTTGCCTTGATTGGTTCAAGAACGTTCACTGCCAGAGCATATAAGTTCGCGGCAATCTCACCTTCAGTCAGGTTGCATTGCGCCACAAGTCGATCATGCTGTGCCGGTGCGTTGATCGACAGCGCACCCAACGTGAAGTTTGGCGTCAGCTTGAAGTTGGCCGGGATGTTCGTCAGCGTCTTGATGTATGCCATCTGTTGCGCATCGGTCTTTCCGACCGTGAACGGTTTGCTTGTCGTTGGCAACGAATAGTTCGTCTCAGGTGCCGTCTGTGCGACCGGAGTCGAATTCAATTCTGCCGTCGTCGCGACACCTTCATTCACCAACTGCGATTGAATCGTCGCAGTCCCACCATTTGCTGCTTCTTCTGGCGTCTCCACCGACAACACCACGCGATCAACTCGGTTCGTTGGGAACTCGTCATCGATCAAATACTCGTCGTATTCGGTGCGAGTATCATCAAGACCAGCTTCGCCATACAGCGCATCTTCTGCGACTTGCGCCGAACCTGCAACACCAGCTTCCACCGATGAACCGTTTTGGATTTGCATCGACGAACCATCGATTGCAGTCATACCGGCGCTTCGCAAATGGGACGAGGATGTACCATAGACCTTCGCTGAACCACCAGCAAACACGTTGGTGTCGCTGCCGGATTGCGAGTTGATGTTTCCGTCCGACTTCAGATCGATGTCGCCCGATTGTGCCTGTACGTTCACACCAGAACCGCCGACGATGTTCATCTCGGTTGCCGCTTCGTGATACATGCCAGTACCGGCCTTTAGATTCATCGCACCGCCAGCTTCGACGTTGAATCGTCCACCAGCAGTTACCATGAAGTCGTTATCTGCCGAGATATAAACGTCGGTGCCACGGAAGTCCAGTGCTTCACCACCGCTTACTGTGACGCGTCCAGCGGCATATACATCGATGTCGTTACCTGCTTGAACGGATACATCCCCATCGACTTCAATATTGGCATCTGCGCTGACATACACGTTAGCAGAACCGCCAACAGAAATGTTACAGCGACCTTCGACCCGTACATAGCCGTTCCCGTCCGTGATTTGATAGTCCGAACCTACCACGCGACGCGTCATATTACCAATAGCGTCGATTTCCGTGAATGTGCCCGAAGTGTGATAGATGTTGATGCGTTCCGAACCCGGCGTGTCATCGTATTCGACGACGTGTCCAGCTTCAGTTTGCAAAACCTTGTTGTATGGATACTTCGCGTTGAACGGATTGATCGGCTGATCGAACGTGTCTCCGTTCGTGATCGGAATACCCGTTGCACGATTCAACGATTTGTCTTCTGCCGGTGTGCCAGCATAGACACCACGTGCCAGTTTGTTTGTATCTGGTTCGTTCGCATAATCACTTGTCGGATAGACACCATCAGGATCACTGAACCCCGTGGCCGTGTTCGCGATCAGTGCCTTATTGGCCGGATCATTCGTCGGTGTGTATGGCGTATAGACCGGTGCGTTCGACGAGAACAACTGCGACACGCTGTTCGGGATCAGTGGATTTGACGGAATCGGCGTGACCGGCTTCGGAGGAATCACTGCATCCTTCTCGGCTTGCGTCGAGGCAATCTGTGCGGCACTGTTGTATTGAGAGGCGAGCGCCAACAGAGCCTTTTTCTCACTCACGTAACGACTGCGAACGTTGGCTTTGATGTTGTCCGACGAGCGCGAGAACAGTGTCGAGACGTTTGCGATCTTGTAGTCCATGACCGCATTGATGATCGTCACGTCGTCAAGCTTCGTGACACCCTTCAGTGGCGTCAGAAAGACCGATGTACGGGCCGGACCCATCTGAACCGCAGTGGACCATACCAAGTCCTGAACGCCCGCTCCAAACGGCGTTAGATCGAGGCCAGCACGCTTCAGGTTGCCGATCATCACGTCGTAGTAGGTTGCTTTGACGTAGGCGTGTTGATCGGCCTGGAACCCGGTTGGATCACTCGATGCACACGTGGTCCATGCTTGGTCGAATGCAGACGTGGCCGGTTCAAGTCCCGAGAATCGAGAACCATATGATGACACGGCCAGATATTTCTTGACAGGCGACTTGGATGAGTTCGGACGACCTTTACCATTCGGCATCGTGGCCGGGAGATACGAGGCGAACTGGTATGAACCGTAGGATGCGCCACCAAGATCACCGCTGTTGTGGTAGTTGTTGATCGCACCACAGCCGCGTGAACCGGATTCGTATTGCTTCGAGGTCTGGCCGAGCGTCCAACCGGTAGGCTGACGAACTGTGGTAGGATCGACCGTACCGGATACCGTGTTGGTGATGGGAGTCTGATCTGTCGTCGGTGTGACTGTGGTCGTGGTCGGTGTGGTCGTGCCAGCAACACTGCCAGACGAAATCATCGCCTGTGCCTGAATTGCGGTCAGCGTACCCATCATCATGAACTGCTGCTTGTCTTCACCATCGAGGAAGAAGCCGATGACCCATGACCCATGCACGATGCCGGTCGGCGACATACCGATGCCTGAGTTCGATGCGCTGACGATAGGCGTCATAGCATGTGCCCACGGCAGATCAGAGGTCGGAAGATCGTTCTTGTCGTCCGTGTGAACACCAAAGACCCGAACGCGACAGCGCCCGAGTTCCATAGGGTCAAAACGGTCTTCGACGACACCAACGTAGAATTGCAGCATGAATATTCCCAACGATGAAAGTTCTTGACACATGTCCCGAACGTGGGTACAATGCCATCTATCGATTATTTAGGGAGTGACGCACATGGGTCCGTTCATCTTCGGTAAGTGGCACGCGTGGCAACTTCCTTTCGAATACGTCATGCTGTCGGATGAAGAAGCCAAGAAGCTTCGGCAGTTCGACAACGTGGACGAATGTATCAACTGGCTGTATCTCGAAGGCGAAAAGGACGCGGCCCGCGCACTCAACAAACACGTAAAGGGAGCCTGAACATGACACAACCTCTGACTGTCTACATCATCGAGCGTGAAGGCATCGAGAACCCCGTGATGCACGACCTGATTGAACTGTTCAGCGGCACGATCTTGGCATCGTCCACGCCCGACAAGATCGACAACATCATCAAGAAGCGTGGCTACATCGTCACGCAGCAACCGAAATGAAACATCGAGACAAGCTGATCGAGTTCGATCCGTACATCGACGACTACGCCGTATCTTCACACTTCCAGTTCAGCACGCGCGTCGATGCCCGCCACGCCCTCAAAAACAAGGTCGATGACTTAATCGAGCAGGCACGTCGAGAAGGGATTGAAGAGGCCATCGCGTTCATTCTGAACGGCGTGTTCCTCACGGACACGTCTCCCGCGAAACTGTTCGCCAACGAAGTCACGGCAGAAATGAGGAAGCAACTTCTATGACGACGCTATACCAATTCGCCATCAACAACACGAAGGCGCACATCCGTAGCACGGAGAATCAACTTCTGGTGAACCGTAGCGATGTGGATGCAATGAACGTCTTCGACGCGGCAAAGTTTTTATCAGTGGCGTTCATGAAGAACGTAGACGACGTTCTTACAGACCTGCTGACGAAATGATGGACACGACCGTATTTGCGTGCTTACAGTCTGCCGTTCGGATTGCACGCGACCAGCAGATTCAAAAAGTAGCAACCCTTAGAATGAGACTGTCTGGACAATATGACGCGCAGACGATTGATGCTGCCCTGAAGTTATGGGCCAACTACGAGAAAGAAAAGCGTGAGCGGTATGAGTAGTCAAGCACTGTCAAAGATCAACAAGATCGAACTCAACCGTCGATACGGCGGTCCAGACGAGACGCCTGAACTCGTCATTCTCGATTACCTTGCTTATCGGTTGGTCAAGACCACGAAGCGTCTGACCTTCGACATCATCTGGCAAGACCCTGACCCGAACATCACGTGGTATGGTGACGACGATGGAGAGTTCTATACGTTCCGCGCATCCAACGGATATGAGGTCATTTCGCGATCTGTGATGGACATCCAAACCGAGCGTGTGTGGCTTCTGGGCGCTTCGAAAGAGGACCGTGCCTTTCGTTCTGGGTCAATGGTGTTCGGTAACGACGAGAAGCGTGATCGGGCCTATGAGGCGTTTCATCAAGCGCTTCGCGAGTGGAACGATCATCACTATGGGCTGTTGAACTAATGTCCTATCTTCGTGGCCCGATCACGTGTCGAAACTGTCAGAGTTGTCATATCGATTGGGGCGACCAATACTCGATAGTCTATTTTGGTATGTTCGACCCAGACACATACACGTGCAAATACACTGACGCTGACGTGGAACGAGAATACCGAGAGGGTTCAAGTTTTCACGCAAGGTGTCCACTTTGGATCAACACAGAATGGCCGTGACGAAAGACTATTACGATCAAAATTCGGCATATGAACCGGCAATCGCAAAAACACCACTGCCGCGTTCGTATATAAAGAGTGAGAAAGACGCACTGTTCGAACGTATGAGAAACATGCTCGTCCAAACATCGTACAGAGCGCCCGATGTGGAATGGGCTGCTAAACGTGATGCCTTACTGAAGGACATCACGACATACATGAACCAAGGAATGTGATGGCCTGGATAACACCAACAAGCCTTTATGAATTGATAAAGGAAAGCACCGAGTCAATGAAGGTACTGACACCTTCGACAGACTATTACGCTCGTCGCGGTGACAGCGATGAAACGACGATTAGCTTTGTGAACCCGGACAAGTTCTTGACGCTTCTCGAAGAAAAGTATGTTGATGAATTATGAGTATGCGAAGAGATGTTGACCCGAGTAGCTACATGGGTCGATATTTGGCGATGAAGTTTCCCGAGCGTGGCCCGTTCAAATCGGTCTACTTCGAGGGATCATATTATGACCGTGCGACCACCACCTACTTTGATCGAGATGGCAAAGAGGTCGAGCGAGAAGACCACGGGTATTACGGTTAGGCCGAAGCCCCGTCAAACGACGCAATCAGAGTAGCGCCACAGGTGCAGACATCACCTTCCAGCGCTATCTCTGCATCGTTGACGAAGATAGAATTCTCGGTTCCAACGATGGTCTGTTCGCCGTGCTGATTGCAGTAAATCTTGTCGCCATGTCGAGCGATGGGTTCGTTACCTAGATAGCAATCTTGGCTTGCGGTGATGATGTTGCCGCCGTGGGAATGTGTGTCATTCAATCGACAGATTCGTGTCATGTGATGTCTCAGTGAATAGCAGTATCGAATGAATCCTTGACCAATTCGAGGATCATATCGTGACGTTGCAGATTGATCTTGTGGCGTACACAACTGACCAGATAGAGTCCAGACATGTACTCGTCGAATTCTTCCGTTGCATCCGTGCCGTCCTTCGGACCCATCTTCGGCATGCCGAAGTAGACCACACTGCCCGCTTCAAAATCGGTTCGACCCGGAACCGTGCCTTCGATCTTGATGTTCGACAACCCGGACAGCAACGACATCCGATTCTGCTTGATCGCAGCGATACGTTCACTGATATTTCCGCTCGCGTTATCAAACAACCCCGGCGACTGGAACGCAACCTGCGTGACCATCTGTGGGTTGCGGAACTGTGTCGTTGTGAACGGCGGATACTTGTCCATGTGCGGATAGTTGCCGAACTGCGTCACGTAGTCGAAGTTGTTGTACTTGTACGATTTGTGTGTGAGGTCAACCGTCAACACTTGGTTCGCATAGTAGCCCTGTTGGTTCGACTTCAGCGTGTTGAATGAATCAACCACCTTGAAGTCTTCCATGATCTTGAAGGATCGAGCTAGATTCGGAACAGTGTATTGCACGCCATTGACGGCAACCGGGCCTTCGTGAACGCGGATGTTGTTCGGTGAATAGTAGAACTCACCAGCGACCGCTTTCTTGGTCGCGAACGCTTTGATGATCGAACCGACAGAACCCCAATAGAAGCCCTGTGATGTCTCATAGAAGAGGCCGTCCGATGACTTCGTACCTGTCGCAATAGACTTCGATGCGAGCCAGCTAAGGGCCTTCATAGCGCCCCAGCCGGGACAAGTGAACTTGACCGTGTTGTCGGTATCATTCAGGACCGTAAGCGGCGTGGGATCGTCCGATTCGACGAACTGCTTGGTGTCGGCATTGACGACGATGTTGCGGGCCGTCTGAAGGTAGTTCTGGTACAGCGTAGCGGCAACATCCGATGCGCGACCTGAGAACGTCTTGAAGATTTTTGCATAGGTATCGACGAAGACTTCTGGCGAACAGAAGTG